TAATGGCTCATTAAAAAGATGGACAGCTAAAACTGCAAACTATACATCAGTAGCTGGAGACAGACTATTGGCTGATACTGCAACAAGTGGTGCATTTACAATTACATTACCTTCAGCACCTGCTGTTGGAGATGAGATTCATATATTAGATAGTGCTGCCAACTTTGATAATGCTAACTTAACAGTAGCTAGAAATGGTAAGAAGATACAAGGAGCAACTGCTGACTTAACTATTACTACAGAGAATACAGGTATTGGACTTGTGTTTATGTCTGATACTTATGGTTGGAGAATACTAGTTGATGCTTATGGTGTAGATCCAACGGAGCTATAACATGGCTGATATATATAATCCTAATCAAGATATCCATATTGACAAAGCTACAAGTAAAATTGTAGTAAAGAAACAACAGGATACTTCGCATATTTTAAATGATAATAAAATATCTAGGAATCATATAGATTCACAAAAGGGTGAGTTCCAACGTATAGCTCAAATACCTTTAATAGCATTACAAATAAAAACTAAAGAAATTTTTGGTCATTCTAATTACTATAGCTTACATAGATCTGAACAACAATCTATGATCAAAGGTATGGTTAACAGCAATGAGTTTGAAAACTTTAGAACAGGAAGTAAAAGGTTATAATGGCTTTAAATAATTACGCAAATTTAAAAACAGCTATTGCTAATTTCTTAGCACGAGATGATTTAACTACAGAGATAGATGACTTTATAGATCTTACTGAAGCTGACTTTAATCGTAGATTAAGAATAAGAGCTATGGAAGTTGTTGATACTTCATTTACTATAGACTCAGCAACTGAAGCATTACCTGCTGGATTCTTACAGATAAGAAGTTTTATTATAACAAGTTCTACTCCTGACAGAGTATTATCTTTAATGACTCCTTTTCATCAAGCTGATACACAAGATTTTTCTAACTCAGGAATACCTAGAGCTTTCTCTATTGAAGGTACTAACTTTAGATTTAGTCCTGCACCTGATTCTACTTATACTGCTAGATTAGTTTTCTATAAAGCTTTTGAAAGTATTAGTAGTACAACTGCTACCAATACTATTCTTGATAAGTTTCCTGATATATATTTATTTGGTGCATTATATTATGCATCTACATTTATTCGTGGAATGGATCAAGCAACTGTTGTACAATTTAAAGGACAGTATGAAGCTGCAATTAAACAAGCTGAAGATGCTGATGATCTAGATAAATACAATGGATCTCCTTTAATACAAAGATCAGGTATTAATATTAACCATTTAGATAACGTAAAATAATGCAATTACCTTTTGGAGAATGGTTACCAGATTTACCAAACCATGCAAACCCTGGCTCTACAGAAGCTAAGAATGTATTTCCTGCGATAAATAGTTATAGACCATTTAATAACATAGCTGCTACATCTAGTAATGCTACAACAGCCAGAGCGCAAGGTGGTAAAGCCTTTAAGTCTGATGGTGGTGTAGTAAGTATATTTGCTGGCGATGCTACTAAGTTATATAAATTAACATCTAATGCTTTTGTTGATGAAAGCGGTGGTACTACTTTTAGTTTTCCTGCTGAATCATACTGGGATTTTATTAGATTTGGAGAAGTAGTTATTGCTTTTAATGGTGACGATGCACCACAAGCATGGACACTAGATAGCTCAACAGACTTTGCTGCATTAGCAGGATCACCTCCTGCGTTTAGACATGCTGCAGTTGTAGGTAATTTTGTTGTAACAGGGTTTCAAGCTACGTTACAAAACAAAGTACAATGGTCTAGTTTTAATAGTCCTACCTCATGGACAGTTGGTGTTAATCAATCTGACTCTGAAACAATGCCTGAAGGTGGAGTAATTACAGGTATTACTGGTGGACAGTTTGGGTTAATATTTCAAGAGTCTCGCATTACTAGAATGGATTATCGTGGTGGTAATGTAGTATTTTCTTTTAGAAGAGTTGAGGAAAACAGAGGAGCAGTACAAGGTAAGAATGTTATACAAGTTGGAAGTTTAGTATATTTTTTATCTGAAGATGGTTTTTATGTTACTGATGGTTCTAGCTCTAAACCTATAGGTGCTAATAAAGTAGATAGATTTTTTTATAATGATCTTAAATTTACATTAAGAGAACGAGTAAGAGCTTCTTACGATCATGAAAACAAATTAGTTATGTGGTCTTATCCTTCTGCTGCTGGCAATAATTCTAATACACAAAATGATAAGATATTAATTTTTCATATAGCAAGTAATAGATGGTCTATAGTAGAATTAGATCACGAAATTATTATTGATTACCTATCACCTGGATTTACTTTAGAAGAACTAGATGACTATCCTGCTGCAGGTACAGATGATATAGATGCTATTACAGTATCATTTGATAGTGCTGTATTTATTGGAGGACTTAGATCTGTTGGTGCATTTAGTACTGATCATAAATTAGGATCGTTTAATGGTCCTACTTTAGCTGCAGAAATAAGCACAGCAGAACAAGAACTAGCACCAAACAATAGAACTTTAGTTACACATGTAAGACCAATAGTAGATACTGATGATGCTACTGGAACATTAAGCTTTAGAAACAAAGTTTCTGATTCTGTTTCTACTACAGCTTCTTCTTCTATACATAGTACAGGCACAATGCCATTTCATAAATCAGCAAGATATTTTAAATTTAATCTAACTATACCAGCAGGCACTACTTGGTCAGATGCTCAAGGTGTAGATATAGAAGCAATCAAAGAAGGTTATAGATAATGGCACAGTTTGACGAATTAGTATCAAAGTATAGAAATTTAACTTATGGAAGATTAGCAGGAACTAATCCATCTGCAGTTAATTCTTTATTAAACGCACAAGATAGAGGTAGTAATGTTACTAATAGTTCTGGTGCTATGGTTAGCCCTAATTACTTTGGTAATATACCTACAGAGCAACAACAATATATTGAAACTCCTGATGGTTTAATAGGACAAAATAGATTTAGAATAGATCCAAACACTGGTATACCTGTATTTGAAACACCTAGTAATGAATCTATTGGAAGTAATACAGGCTCTAGTTCATATGATTCAAGTATTGATTATGGTGATCCAGGAAGTGCTGGAGTATTACCTGTAGATCCAGAAACTGGATTAATATCTACTACAGCTACAGAAGCACAGCGTTTAGGTGGTGGTGGTAGAGATGCAAGAGATCAAGGTATGGATATTGATAATTATAATTTTGCAGGTAATAGATTTGTTGGTGAAAATTTAAATGAAGATGGTAGTATTCCATATGGTGATCTATTAAATTATACACCTGCAGGTATATTGTCTAAAGGACTTACTTCTTCAGCATCACAACTTAATAATTTACAAGGTCTTATAGATCAAAATAGCGCACGTACTGCAAAAGGTTTAGGTACTGGAGCTGCAAATCAAATAGCTGGTATAGCTATGGGAATAAGGCAAGGCGCAGAAAAATCTGGTGATGTAAAAACAGCAACAGAAGCAGCTAAATTACAAACAGGTTATTCTGGATTATCTAGAGACTATGCAGATGATGCTATGACAGCTGCAAAAAAAGCTGCTGAAGAAAACAAAGATAAATTTAATCTTTCAGATATAGTTAGTGGTGCAAAAGATTTCTTTAGTGATAAGAAAAAAGGTAAAGATAAAGAAAAAGAAAAAAGTACTGGTGGTATGAAACAAGGTTATGGTAGTACTGATGCAGATAAAAATCGTGAAAGTCAAAGAGGTAATTATTAATGGCTAGTAAACAAAACTTAGAATATGTTTACAACTATCCTGCATATACTTTAGAAGGTGTATTATTATCTCAATACGAATTTCAATTAGTTACAGAAGATGTTGTTAATCAATTAGTATCTTATCATAATGTAGAAAACCAAGAAGTAGCTGCATGGTTTTTGACATAAAAGAAAGTGTTAAATAATGGCTCATATTTACAAGAACGCAAAGACAGATCTTACTACTACTAATGCTACAGCTTTAATTACAGTAGCTGAAGGTTCTACTATTATAATTAAGTCTATTATTATTTGCGAAGATAGTAACAATAATGATAGTATTTCCTTAACAATAGTTAATGGTGATGATACCTTTCAATTTTTAAAAGATGCATTTGTTGGAGCTAAAGCTTCTATACAAGGTATGGGTGGACATAATGCTACATTAGTATTAACTGAAAATGATATAATAAAAGCTACCGCAGCAACTGCAAATAGACTACACGTTATAATAAGTTATTTAGAAATTACATGACAACACCTGTATTCGTACCTAAAGATAATATACCAGAAGTTTTTCCTATTGTTAAAGACTCAATAGAAAAAGCATTACAATATTCTGGTAATCATTTTATTGTAGATGATATCTATAATTCATTAATGAAAGATGAGATGCAACTGTGGGTCTTATGGAATGTAGATAAGAAACAAAAATTTCAGGGTTGCGGTGTTACTAAGATATTACAAAGAACTAATAGTAAAGCTTTAAATATATTTATTGTAACAGGTCGTAATAGAAAACAATGGCAAGATAAAATGCCACTCGTTGAAGATTGGGCTAAACAACATGGTTGTACCCATATTGAAACTTATGCTAGACCAGGATGGTCTAAGCTACTTAAAGAACAAGATTATAAAATAACACACTATTTATTAGAAAAGAAATTGGAGAATTAATATATGTCATCAGGCGGCGGTACTACCCAAACATCTGGAGAAGTAATTCCATATAGCCCAACAGAACCATACTTAGCAGATATACTGGGTGAAGCAGAAAATATATATGCAAGTGATGTAGGTAAATCATATTTCCCATCATCAACTGTTGTACCTTTTGCACCACAAACTCAACAAGCATTGAACTTAACTGAAGCTCAAGCCTTTGATCAAATGGGTGGATCTAACTTATATAATACTGCAGCAAACACATATGGTGATGCTGCTACTGGAGCTATGGGTAATGCTTATGGTGGAGCTAATCTTGGTATGGGAATGGGAAATGCTTTTACTAATGACATGGGTACAGGCTTTGGAAGTTCTTATACTGGTAGAACAGGTTACGCTGGTGGACCAGCTTACAATGCTTTACAACCTGGTGGAGATTATTTAAGTGATGTTAGATCAACTATTGCTTCTGATGTAATGGGTAATATACAATCACAGTTTGGTGGTATGGGTAGAACTGGAGGAAGTCCAGGCGCACAACAAGCTGCAAGTAGAGGATTTACACAAGCTTATGCACCTATTGCACAGTCTGCTGCAGAAGCAGAAAGACAAAGAGCTTTAGGTTCTTATGAGGCAGATCTAAATAGATTTCAACAATCACAAATGACTGACATTGGTAGACAACAACAAGCTGGTGAATCTCAACAAGCTAGATTAAATCGTGCTTCTCAAGCTAACATTGCACGTAGACAACAAGGATTTGAATCACAATTTGGTAGACAATCTAGAGCTAGTCAAGCTGATATAGCTAGAGGACAACAAGCTAGAGAGTCTCAATTTGGTAGAAGAATGTCTGGTGCTGCTGGATTACCAGGAATGCAATCAGCTATGGATCAAAGAATAGCTGGAGGTATATCTGGACTAGGTGGTGTAGGTGGTGCTTATGAAGAACTTGGTGGTAGACAGATGCAAGATCAAATGAATAGATACAATTTTTCACAACAAAGTCCTTACGCTAGACTTGCTGCTTATTCGCAAATGGTTAATCCTATTGCTGGTATGGGTTATGCAGGTTCTAATTATCAACCAGATGCTAGTCCATTACTATCAGGTATGACAGGAGCTATGCTAGGTTCACAATTAATGCCTGGCTTTGGTACTGCTGCTGGTGGTATCGCTGGATTATTAGGATTATTATAGGAGATTATTATGGTAGATAGTAGAATTTTTAACCCAATTTTTGGAACAGGTTTACTTGCAGAAAGAGAGAGTAATGCTAATAGAAAATATTTACAAGACGGAAACTTACCTTCAGGTATAGGTAGACCGTTTGTTCCAAAAAGAATTACTAATGCTTATGGTGATGCTTTAACTAATAAAGGTAGAATAGAATTAAACAAACTAAATGAAAAATCATTTAATGCACAACCTGAATATATAACAGATCAACGAGGACCAGAAGATACATTTAGAAATTCTAAAATGTTTATACCATCTGGTACTACAGTAAATCAAAATTCATTATTAGAATCTGAAAATATAAATAGTCCTTTTGGACAAGATGCTGCAGTAGTTCTTGGTAATACTGCTGAAGTACTTAATGCTGGAACAAATGCGTTTAATAAATATGTAGTAGGTCCTGTACAATCTTATTTTACTGGTGGTGAAAATCCATATAAAAATCTTGATACTACTATAACTACAATGGGATATAATACTGATATTAGTGCTGCAAAAACAGAAGATGGAACAAAAAGTTTTAGTGGTACAGGTGGTTATGTTAATCAATTTACAGATTGGATAACTAAAACTATTGATAACCAAGGAAAAAATACTTTTAAAGGTATGGAAGTAGGTTTTAATGAAGGTCAAGTTGATCGTGGTTTAGCTAAAGGTGCAATAGATCAATTTAATAATGAGTTAGTTGTAAAAGCTACAAAGAAATTTGATGATGATGTTGCAAATGGAACTATAAATAATACAGTTAAACAATCTGATGTTACTCAAGTTATAGGAGAAACAAGTAAACTAACTAATAGTAGTGGTGAAATAACTGGTGCAAGTACAGCATTAACAACAGCTCTTACTACAAAAGATGATACTAAAGTAGATAAACTTACAGGAGCTATCAATGGCTTTATGGATAAACTAGATACACCAGGATTTCAAACTGCATTAGCTATGCACATGGAAGCTAAGAATGGTGGTGATGTTACTAGTGTATTGTTTGAAGGTATGAAAGTTAAAAAGAAAGCTAAACTTGATGCAATGACTGCACATAAAAATAATTTAATTGTTAAAAAAGCTGAGTTTGAAATTATAGATTTAATTAATAAAGCAGGTAAACCAGAACCAGCATCTAAAAATTTAACAGCTTTAGCTACAAGTTTTTTAACTTCAGGTAAATATGATCTAAGAAGTGCTGATCAAGGAACTGCTATAATGACTCTTACAGATTATGCTAAAAAATTACAAACTGTAAATAATAGATTAACTGAATCAGAAGCATTTATGGAAGCTGTAAGAATAGCTGATAAAGCTGGCGCACTTACAGAAGATGCATTCTTTGATAATCCATTTAATGGTTTTGGTGGTGAGTTTGATGCTACTGTAACACTACCAACACCTGGTGGTAAAAGTGTTAACTTAAGTGCATTACAAGCACAAGCTAATGCTCAAGGTATTAGTATTATAGATGCTGCTGAACAAGCTAGAATAGCTGGTTATGTTATTGATCAATCAAAATAATGGCACAAATAGACTTTAGTAAAATAGTAAATCAACCTACTATTAATACTGATAATAATACTACTATAGATTTTTCAGCTCTTGCTAATCAACCTCAAATAGATTTTAAGAAAATTGAAAACAAACCAATAGAACAACCTAAAGGACCAGGGTTTCTAGAGACTTTAAGATTTACTAGCTTAGAAGGATTAGTAGATCTTTGGAAAATGGAAAGCTTACCTATTGCTGCTTATCAAGCTCTTGGTGATAAAGGTATAGGTACAGGTGTTAGTAAACAAAATCAAGCTAAAGAAGCTGTGTCTTGGTTAGCTGCCAATGAAGATAAAAAAGATACTAATGAGTATGCTCAATATAAAAAGGTTGAACGTATATATGGTTATACTTTATCTGAAGAACCTTTTAATATAGGTATGATGAAAGAAGCATTAGAAGCTAATCCAGGTATGTTTGCTGGTGAAATGGCTAATGCTGTAGTTGCAGATCCATATTTAGTATTCCCTTTATTCTGGGAAGGTTGGATTGCTAAAGGTATACAAGCTACTAAGACTGCACAAAAAGTTGCAAAAACTTTACCAAGAACTGTAAAAGGTACATCTAGAGCTGTAGCATCTGTTCCTATGATGTCTCTCTACAGTAGCGTTCAACAACTATCAGAAGATGGCAGTCTTGATCCTAAGAGATTAGCTACAGAAACTGCATTAGGTGGTAGTGCTGCATTTGCTATGGGTGCTTTAACAGCTACTCAATCATCTAAACTTGGTAATTTGTTTGGTAGAAACGGTAGAGAAATTGCAGAAGAATTTGCTAAAGAACAAAAATTAAAAGCTGATGCTGGTGATCCTACAGCAATAAGATATTCTCAAGATGATATTACTGATGATTGGAAAGTAATAATTGATAGACATTTTAAAGAAATAGAATCTAGACAAACTGGTTTACCTATTAAAGATACAGATGTTATTTATGGTGAAGCTACACAAGCTAATGCTTATATAAAAAAAATGTTAACTAATGAAGATGGTACTCCTAATAAAGATTGGGGTAAAAAGTTTACATATAAACATGCAGAAGAACCTGGTATTTATTACAATAAAATAACAGATAGATTTAAACTTATAGATCATGAACTACAAAGTATGTGGACAAATAAATTCAAATCTAAATTTTCAAAGTATGATGACTTTCTTGATTACAAAAAGAATGCAGCTAGAATTAAAAATGATAAAAGATTTAAATCTGCAAGTGTAGCAGAGATAGAAGAAGAAGCATTGTTTAGAACTTTTAGACAAAGAGATCAATTTAATAAATACAGACAACGTATTGAAGATGAAGTAGGTGCTTATAGTAAAGAAGCCTATAATGAATTAGTACAAAAAGCTAATACTCGTTTTTATCATATAAGTAATATTGTACAAAAAGCAGAAACTCCTGCAATGGTAGGAGCTTTACTTGGGGCTGGTGGTTATCTTGCTAGTGGTGAAGATGAACAATTTTGGAAGATGGCTGCAGTAGGAGCTGGTACTATTACATTAGGTAAAACAATGGGTAGTTACATGACTAGATTAAATCATCTTAAATTAGGTAAACGAGTTATAGAAGGTGGTGATTCTAAGGTTACTAAAACTTTAAGTGAAATTAAAAAAGAACTACCTGAAGGTAAAACCTTAGATGATATATCTATTAAAGGTGAACCAGAGTTTTATTTAGATCCTAAGATTAGACAAAGAGATATTATAAGTTTAGGTAAAGCTGAACAAATATCACAAGGTAAAAGTTTAGCTATATCTCGTTATCTATTAGAAGACTATAGAATATTTACACAGTCACAAAATAAAGATATTAATATTGTTACTAATAAAATTGCTTATGAATTAGGTACACCTGAAAGAGAAATAGAAGTAACTAAATGGTTACAAGCTAAAGATGATGCGGGTAGAGCAAAGATAAGTTTATCTAAAAAAGAAATTAAAATTGCCAAAGAAATCCGTGAAGATATATATAATAAATCATATGGCGCTCATCAAGATAGTGAACTAAAATTTAAATTCTATGAAGATTATGTTACTGGTTTTTGGAAATGGAATGAGTTTGCAGATGATGTAAGTTTTGCAGCAAAGGTAAGAGACATAGCTACTAAAGGTAATGCCGCAGGTATGCGTGGTAAAAATTTATCTCAATTAGAAAAAGAATTTCCTAGTTATGAAGCTGGTATAGCTGCTGGTTTAAAACCACAAACAATGGAAATTAGTAAAATTGTTTCTAAATATTTAAATGCTCAGACCAGAGCTTTAGCACAAAGACGATTAACATCTATGCTAGAAGATTCTCCAATACCAGGTAGAGGAGATGGTAAAGGTGGTATAGCTAAGATGATGTACAAGAGTGATGAGTTTCCAAACAATGCGGATATGATTAAAGATTATGTTAAGATGTATCATCCAGCATTTTTAAACAAGGGTATTAATCCTGCTGAACTAGATGTAAAAGCAAAAAATGCACTTGCACCTTATGTATTAAAAGAAGCAGAACCTTTATTAAGAATGGTATATGATGCTACTGATGAAGGTTCAGTAATGAAAGCAATATCTAATGTAAACTTCTTTATGAAAAGAATGAGTGTTGGCTATTCTTTCTTTCATGCCTTTACATTATTTGAAAACATGATGTTTACTGGAGTTGGTTTTAGAGAAGCTGGTAAGACTGGAGCTAGAGCAATGCTTTCAAACAAATGGACTGATAAAAAAGTACCTATAATAAGTTGGCACAAAACTACTGCATCTAAAATCTTAGAACGATCTGGTCATCATGATGATATGAAACAAGCTATTAGAGCTGGTGTAGAGTTTAGTCATCCAGAAGATATTGGCTATAACAGATTTTATAATATTATAGGACAAGCACAAGATTATCTTGATAACTCTAATGTATGGGGATCTTACTTAGCTAAGCAAGGTATTAAGTATGGTATAGAATTACCATTTAAAACTATTGATAATATTACATGGGATCGTGTATACAACGCAGGTAAGCTATATGCTTTTCAAACTGCAGTAATTAAACTATTAAAAGATCCTAAGTATAAAAATGTTCCGTTAACTAAAATTCATTCTGTTGCAGGTACATATGTAAATGATGCATATGGTGGATTAAACTGGGCTAAACTGTACATGGATACATCTGATCCTGTACTTAAATATATTAAATCTAAAGCATACAAACCATCTGGTAGAAGATTAATGCAAATAGCAATGTTTGCGCCTGACTGGACAACTGCAAACTTTAGAATTTTAAGTCGTGCATTTCCTGGACTTAATAAAGATCCAATGTCTCGGAAACTATACACAGCATATGCAGTAAGAGCTGCATTAATTATAGGTACTGCTGGTATGGCGTTACAACAAATGTTTACAGGTACATCTTTACTTAGTAATGATGATCCAACACGTGTAGATCTTGGTAATGGTATGCAACTAGTACTATCAAAACAATTCTTTGAACCTTTACACTGGGCTGTACATCCATTTAAGACAGCAGTAAGTAAACAAGGAATGTTATTAAAGACAAGTGAACAATTATTTTTTAATAAAAAGTTCTTGACAAGCCCATGGGCAAGTCCTATCAGTAAAAGAGATGCTTCGTTATTACGTAAAGCATACGATTATGGTAGTACAGCAGGTATGGCGTTTGTACCTTTTTCAGTTAGAGGATTAATTGAAGATGCATTGGATGAAGGATTAGACTGGCAATCAGCACTTAGCTGGGTATCAGGAAGTTTAGGACATCCAATATATAATATACCAAAGAATCTAAAGATGAAGGGTATACCAGAAATACAACAATATTTAAATATCAAATAGGAGAATAATACAATGGCTGGAACAGGCGTAGGTAAATTTAGTTCAACAGCGAGTAACAACACAAGCAACTTAACTGTAAACTTTGCAGAGAACATGGCACCAAGTAATGTCAATAATGCTGCAAGAGAACTCATGGGTCACATGCGTGACATGTATGAACAACTTGGAGACGGATACTTTGAGTTTGGTGATGGCGATGGTGTATACACAGTAACACGTGGTGATGCCGATACTATTACTATAACAGGTACTGGAGACACTACTGCTGTTTATTTTGCAGGTAGAAAAATTAGAATCACTGATGGTGGTGCTAATGTGGTTGAAGGCACTATTGCCTCATCTTCTCACTCATCTACTACTTTAACTGTAAACTTAACAGGTATTACTTTAGCTTCTGGAACTCCTACCAAAGTTGAACTAGGTATAGATACTGCTGCGTTTGGTGGTAAAATTATCTTAGATGACGATGGTGATACATTTATTGAAGCTCCTACTGATGATACTATTGATATCCATATAGCAGGTGCTAAAGACTTTGTATTTACAGCCAATACATTTACTGCTGAATCAGGTAGTACGATTGCTGCACAAGCTCTTACAGCTACTACTGTAACTGCTAGTGGTGAGATAGATGGTGGTA